GTTACGGGTTCTAGGAATCTTCCACAGGATATTGCAAATTTTGATCCTCAACTTTTAGTAATGTTAATGACTGACGCAATACGTCGTAGTCAACTGGGTGCGTTAGATAACGAAGGTGTTCTTCAAAACAGTACGCAAAGAATGATTGCAATGATTAGTAAGCTCTTGAATTTACAGCCAGAATACATTCTTGGTACTAAGTTTGCTATGCTCGATGAGCCGTTGATCAACTATATACCTTCGTTTGAGTCAGGCCTGATACGGGGCGGCTCCTACCTCAATGGCGCACCTACAGAGGATCCGGCTACAGTAACAACAATCAACTGCTCAACCTACGATCCATACGTTCAACAGGATACTGTTGTTGCCTCTGGTCGTTACATCAACGTTTAACCATGACTGTTCAAATACTCAGCCGCTTTTCCGATCTTCTTTATGATCGCCCCTTCCCAACACGACTTGGCGTGTTTGCGGACGGTGTTGAGATGGCTTTAAACCATAATCCAGGGGACCCAGGACTTTACTTTGCCGATAGCACCTCAGGATCAGGCAGAGGGCTCATCAAGGTTGGTCCAACCTTTGTGGGCAGCACCGCCCCGAACCTAACGCCAACTGGCTATACCACCCTCTCCAAGGGGGAATCCTGGCTTGATACAGCCAGCACAAAGATCTTTAAAGTCTATGATGGCAGCACCTGGCAAGCAACCAATGCCGTGGCGTCAGTCAGTTCAGGAAAACCATCTAATCCTATAAATGGGCAGCTTCACTACGACTTAGCTTCCCCTGGGTTGTTTATTTATCTAACAAGTAGCGCAAGCTGGGTCGCAATCTAACGCATTACTCGATCAAGAATGCGATCAAGTTTACTATGTACGGCCTGTACTTCCCTGAGAAAGTCTTCTTTCAAGACGTAATCTCGGATCACACGATCTTCTAGTATGTCGAGATTGTTTTCAATCTTTTCAAAACGCCTGTTAAGACGTTCTTGAGAATTGTGAAGTGCTTTTGAAAGACCGGCAAAAGCTGCGATGCCAGCAGAAAGCCCTGTCAAAACAGTTTCTATTGGCATTGTTTTATTGCTCCTCTATCTATTCTAAAGGATTTAACAACTTAGAATAACACCAGGAAAAAAATTATTATGTCAACAGGATACGATCCCAATATAGAAGGGGCTATTACTGTTCTCGTTGACTTAATGTCAGGCCTGGGCCTTACTATGACACGTCAGCCTTACGCACCTAACTACAGGGGCCTGGTAGATGCATTAATTGATCTAAAGGAAGGCCTGCCGTCTCAGACTGGCGGTAAGCTTGTTGTTCGATGTGTTACTGGAGAAGCAATTACAACTGGGAAAGCGGTTTACATTGATGCCCCAACAGGTACTATTTTCAAAGCAATAGCTAACGCAACAATAGACGAAGCCACGGTACTAGGATTTACACAAGAAAATACCCTTATTGGCGCTACAACTGCTGTCTTGATTGGTGGTGTCTTGGCTACGTCAGGTTTAAGTCCAGGAACACCTTATTTCTTATCTGCAGCATCTGCAGGCTCAATTACTGCTACTCCACCTTCTACTGCTGGCCAATTTGTAACAAGAGTTGGAGAAGCAGGGGCTTCTACACAATTGGCTGTTAGGCCTGAACTTCCCATTCAATTAAGGTAATATCATGGCAACTCGTAAAGCAATCGCCCTTATTAGTGGTTACTTCCAGGAAGTAAATACGCCAACAGATAAACTAGATTTTGCAGGGAATACTACAACTGACCTAGCAGAAGGAACAAATAAATATTACACTGATGCTCTTGCTCGTGCGTCTGTTTCAGCTGCAAACAGCGGATCTGGTTACGGTTCTTTAGCTTATAGCAGCGCGACTGGTGTATTCACATTTTCTGTAGTCACAGACGCAAACATTCGCGGCTCACTAAGTACAGCCAATAGCGGAACTGGTTACGGAAGTCTTTCGTATAGTACAGCTACTGGTGCCTTCACTTACAGCGTAGTTACCGACGCAAATATCCGTGGTGCCATAAGTGTCGGTGCTGGCTCAGGTCTTACTTATAGCAGCAGCACAGGAATTATAAGTACAAGTGCAATACCAAATTCACAGCTTGCCAACAGTTCTGTAACACTTGGTAGCACTTCAGTTTCTCTCGGTTCTACTGCCAGTAGCATTTCCGGTTTAACCGCACTGACAGCTACAACACTGACAGCTGGAACCGGCGGCCACGTATTTACTGGTTCCACATCTGGAACAACAACAGTTGTTGCTACGGCTGTTGCATCCGGCACAATCACATTGCCAGCTGCGACTGGTACTGTTGCCCTACTGACATCCCTGAGTGCCAGTACAAGCGGCACCGGTTATGGCTCTCTGAGCTACAGCAACACTACTGGCGTCTTCACTTATAGCGTAGTTACAGATGCAAACATACGGGGTGCAATAAGTGTTGCTGCTGGCTCAGGCCTTAGCTATAACAGCAGCACTGGTGTTCTCGGAACAAGCGCAATACCTAATGCACAACTTGCCAATAGCAGCGTAACTATTGGTTCCACTGCTGTAGCACTTGGTAGCACCGCAACAAGTATTTCTGGACTAACTGCTCTTACGTCAACAACACTAACAGCTGGTACCGGTGGTAACGTATTCACTGGATCTACGTCTGGAACAACAACAGTTGTTGCTACGGCTGTTGCATCAGGAACATTAACGCTGCCAGCCGCTACAAGTACAGTCGCTGTTCTTGGCCTTGCACAAAGCTACGGTGCCGCACAAAGAGGAACTGTTAGTGCTTTAACAAGTGCATCGACAATTACACCAGATTTTGCTGTAGCTAATAATTTCTCCGTCACACTCGGTACCAACACTACAATTGCTAACCCATCAAACCTTACTGCTGGACAGAGTGGTGCAATTGTACTAACTCAAGATGGCACAGGCTCCAGGACTGTTGCATATGGTTCATATTGGAAGTTCTCTGGCGGCACGCCTACTGCAACAACTACTGCCAATGCCGTTGATGTTTTGGTTTATTATGTCGAATCATCAACAAGGATTACGGCTAAACTAGTAACAAACGTGTCATAATAAATCATGGCAACTCAAGTACAATTCAGGCGCGGTACTACAGCCCAAACAGCCTCATTTATTGGTGCTCTTGGTGAAGTTACTGTTGACACAGTAAAGCTAACAACAGTAGTACACGATGCGCTTACCTTGGGTGGGCTTCCGCTTCTAAGAGAAGACGGTACCAACTCTGCTCTTTCTCCAGGCTCCTTAACCAGTTGCGCTCTTAAGTTTGCTAACAGTGCTAACACAGGGATCATCAGTCCAGGACAAGGTCAGATTGCCCTGGTGACAAACGGTACTTCAAGGCTTATAATAGATTCGTCAGGAAGCGCAACCTTCTCTGGTAACTTGACCGTCAACGGAAGTCTAGTTGTTGCAGGTACTACCACCTCATCTGATACACTTACCCTAATCATTGCTCTAAGTTAAATGGCAAACACTTTTAAGAAAAATACAAAGTCCAGCCTTTTAACAGCAGACGTGACTTCCAGTGCGACTACAAATATTGTGACAGCTGGAGGAACAGCGACTCTTGTTCTTCTTAGCGTGCTTATTGCCAATAAAACCGGCAGCAGTGCAAACGCTAATGTATACATGGTACCTGCCACAGGTGACTCAATCTTTCTCCTAAAAAACGGCCCTGTGCCAGCCGGTACTTCTCTTGAATTGATTCAAGGCAATAAATATATTATGAATTCGTCAGATGTCTTGCGTGCAAGCTCTGACACTGGCTCTGCGCTTGATATCATTGTCAACTACCTGGAGCAAACCTAATAACAATGGGACTTACAACGATTGGTGATATTGATATTCTGTACAAACAAGTACAGGATTTAAAGGAAGATCTTGAAAGTAAAGAAGAACTAAGGGATGTCGAGTATTCAGACACAATCGATCACATCTTAGAAAGACTTAGAGAGTTAGAATTACGTGTTTTTGAAGAACGCATTCTTTTGATTGATGATTCTTCCTGGAAAAATATTAAACTAAAGCGTGATTACTTGCTCAAGTCAACAGATTGGACTGTTACTTCTGGTTCTACAGTCGATCAAGCTGCTTGGGTATCTTATAGACAACAGCTCCGTGACCTTCCACAAACGTTTGCCGGTGTAAAATTAAGTGAAGTTCGCTGGCCAGAAGCCCCTTCAACGGCTGGTCCGCACTCGAAAAAAAGCAAGTAGGTGTTGTCATGCGCTATATAGGTAACACAACATTAACTCCAGGTATTAGTTATCGGAATATTGATAATATTAGCAGTAGCTTTAATGGTGTACTTACAACATTTCCTCTTAGGATTGCTGGTGTTGCGCCTGTACCTTTCCCGCTTAACCCACAACAGTGTTTGATTTCTGTTAATGGTGTAATTCAAAAGCCAGATCCAACTGGGGCGTCCGGATTTAATTTGGTAGGTACAAATATTGTTTTCGCATCTGCACCAACTGGCGGTTGGGCATTCTTCGGTGTTGTTCTTGCTGGTTCTGATTTTGTTGCAGTTGGCGCGAGCTTTCCTGACGGTTCCAATAGCGTACCCAGTATTACGTTTGACAATGCCCTAACCACTGGATTTTATCGTAGCGGTTCAAATGAATTTAGTGTTACCACTGGCGGAGTTCAGCGTGCGGTTTTTGATGCAAACGGTAACTTTGTCGTAGGTGCATCTGTTGGTGCAACAAAAATCTATGTCAATGGTACAGCTGCAATGAATATTTCAACACTGACAGACGGCTCTACAATTACTCCAAACTTTGGCGTTGCAAATAATTTCACAGTAACGCTTACCGGTTCACCTAGAACTTTGGCCAACCCGACAAACATGACGGTTGGACAGAGTGGATTGATATATGTAATTCAGGACGCGACTGGTAGCCGAACCATGAGTTACGGTAGTTACTGGAATTTCCCAAACGGTCAATCTGCAAAAAGCCTTAGCACTGCTGCGAACGCAATCGACTTAATTGGTTATACTGTACGTACAAGTACAAGCATTGCTTGCCAACTCCTCAACGATCTTAAGCAGTAAACATGACGGTTCCAGGTTGCTCTAATCCGCTGTTGATGTACGGTGACGCCGGGGCTTTCCAGGTAAGTAGATCCCTCCGCTTCAATGCTGCGGATAGTGCATATTTGAACCGGACCCCCAGTGTTGCTGGCAACCGCAAGACCTTTACCTATTCGTTTTGGCTTAAAAAAGCGGGTCCAAGCGATGCCAATGGTAGTCACTTTATTACATCAGCTACTTCACCTGGATCCACAAATCCAATGTTTGTGTTTAGGGATGTAAGCGATCAATTTGACATCTCAAACAACACCAGTGGTGGAGCCAATAATCTGCGGCTAACAACTACTTCCGTTTACAGGGATTACTCAGCCTGGTACAACGTCGTTCTTGCTGTTGACACCACACAAGCAACTTCATCCGATCGCGTAAAACTATATGTTAATGGCGTCCAAGTCACAACTTTTACCACTGCTACCTATCCGGCGCAAAATACCGACTTAGATATTAACGGTGCGATCCTTCACAACATAGGAAGAGAAGCGGCTAGAAGTAATTACTATTCTAATTTTTATCTTGCAGAAACATACCTGATTGATGGTCAACAACTCACCCCATCATCATTTACAACTACTGACCTGACCACCGGCCAGCTAATCCCAAAAGCATACACCGGCAGCTATGGCACAAATGGCTTCTACCTACAATTCGCCGACAATTCCAGCAACACCGCCAGCACCTTAGGGAAGGACTCTAGCGGGCTGGGGAATGACTGGACCCCGAATAATTTATCCGTTACTGCTGGTGCTGGGAATGACAGCCTCATAGACTCCCCCACTAATTACGGGACCGATACCGGCGTAGGCGGCGAGGTGCGGGGGAATTACTGTACTCTTAACCCGCTAGTAAACTTTAATAATTCCACAATTAGCAACGGAAATTTAGACATTGTTTGCGCCAGTGTTGGAGGGCAATGGAGAACTCAAGAGGGTGGTTGGGGAATTTATGGCGGCAAATACTATTATGAAGTAACTGGAATTTCACTTGGCAGCGCAGGAAATTCTTCGGTCGGCTTTGGACAGATTGATTTGTCTCAGTCTGGGAATAAATATCCTGGCAAATCTGCTGGTTCTTATGGATACATGTCTGATGGTGGGAAATGTGATTCAGGCAGTGCAATCAGCTATGTCTGGGCATCATGGACCGCAGGCGATGTAATTGGTGTAGCTGCTGACCTAATAAATGGAACAGTTGCATTCTATAAGAATGGTACGCTTCAAGGTAGTATGACGGGTTTGGATATTACCGTTGCATACGAAATTCTACTTGGCAGCGCAAGCGGCACTGCATCGCAATATTCACTAAATGCAGGCCAACGCGCATTTGCCTACACCGCCCCCAGCGGCTTCAAGGCACTCTGCACACAGAATCTGCCAGCCCCATTAGTCACGAAGTCTAATACGGTGATGGATGTTGCATTATTTACCGGTAATGGCAGCTCCCAGAATGTCACCGGATTGAATTTTGCTCCTGATTTTGTATGGGCCAAGAAA